ACTTCAATTGTAGCTAGTAATGTTCTAAGTGTGCGTTTTGTATAACTTAGTCTGTTATATGTGATTAAGACTATTAGTAATTTCATATCTCTATCTCGTTATAGTCTATTATTGTATACCTAATAGGTGGGTATTCAGCTAAACCTTGTGCAACTAAATTATCTGCGTGCTTACGAGACGTTGTAACGCCCCCAGAAGGTGTGTCTACGGTAACTAGTTTAGTTTTAGCTCCCAAAGCGATTGGCTGGGCTTGTAGTGCTTTAAGACGCATATTCTTGACTACCTTACTCCATATTTCTACATTGTGTGCACCATCATTAGAACCAACCCTACCAAGACTAATAAGTTTTCTTTGGCCCAATTTAATTGGCAGTACCTTAATTAAGACACCAGTTTTCCATAGTTTAATGCAAAAAGTAATGTCATGTATGCCGTATCCATCTCTAACTACGTTTTCTGAAGCAATTAGTTTAACTGCTTCTCCGTAGTTGAGCATTGACCAGCGTACTGAGTCTGTAAAGTAAGGTTTGTTAATTGTGTCAAATACTCTTCGTTTTACTAATAAACACCCAGTACCACAGTAAACTACCGTTCCACCATTATCATAGAATACTGACCCAGCACCCTCTTTATTGATAGGGTAATCACAGGTAACTACGTTAGCATCCTCATCTAACATTTTTTGTAGCGTGTCTTTAGGTAGGACCATATCGTCCTCTATGTACCAAATGTGAGTAATGTCTTTGTCTTTTAGAGCTAATGCAGTTGGTGTTTCAAAACACTCTGGTATTGGTTTTTTGTGAGAGAAATATATCTTGTGTGGAATACCTTTTAAGTTGTTTAGTATCTCTTCAGCTGTCTGAGAGAAGATTAAACCCCTGCTTGGTAAAATAACTGCTATTTTCATTTAACCCTCTTGAAATCTCTGCCATCATTAAGAAATGGCTGGTCGTGCTTATCATAAGAAATGAACGGTGGTATATCTTCCCAGAACTTCACGTTTTTTACCCTATTCATTGCACCCAAGAATAAGTTTGCATTTTCTGGGTCAATCATACCCGATACAAGGTTTTTACCTACTTTAGTAAGTTCTTCTATCTGATGAGCTCCATTATTATTATGGACCTGACCTAATTGTCTAAGTTTACGTTGTCCTGCTGCTTGCTTCATTGGCATAACTGGTACTCCAGCCGAATATAAGACCATACCAAAGTTTAGGTCGTGTAAACCATAAAATACCTTTGTAAGTTTGCGAGGCCAGAAGTGGATAGTATCTTTGTCTATAAATGGGTCAAAAGTTCTATTAGTCCTCCAGATAGGTTTTTCTAGTTGTTCTAATATCTCTCTTGCTACTAGCATAAATCCTGTACCAGTCCAGAAAGCCATACCTTGAGGGTCGTGTAGGCAAGTAGAGTCACCATTTTGCTGAAAAGGGTAATCTAGTGCTACTACTGGGTAGTTCATAGCAAACATCTGACGTAATATGCCCTTTGGAATAATCATATCGTCTTCAACAAAGAGAACAGCATATACCTCTGGGTCAGCTAAAGCCTTCTCGGTGGGTATATTAAAACAATCTGGTAGTGACTTACCATGAGCCCAAAATATTTCATAGTCAAAGCCATCTAATTCTTCCAATAACTCCTCAAAAGTTTCAGAGAACATTAGACCTCGACTAGGCAGAACAACTGCTAGTTTATTCTGGGTAGTCTGCGGCTGTTGTTTCAGAGATTTCTGGGTATTCACTTCGTAATTCTTCCACCATTTTTTGTACCATTAGTATGCCGCTTGTATACTGGTTGACCTCGTTTTTGTGCTGAATAAGGTTCTGTAGACCCTTGTTCATAAGAGTTTCGTTCTTATCTTCTGTTAGACGTGTTGCGTGAATAATATCAACTCGTGAACGCCATTGCATTGTCTTTAGTTGATTAAGTTGTTCTTCGAGATAAGCTATCTTCTGTCTTGGGTGCAGTTCGCACTCTTTAGGTATCTTAAACTCTTTAACTGTTGCTTGGTCCACTAGTAGTGGTGATTTCATTGTTACCCTCCTTAGTTACACGCTCATGGTAACAAATATGTATTAAAAAAAGCAACAATATTGTAAATTATACGTTAGTCGTGTAGATTTTCAGGAACATAAAATTGGTTGTTAATTACCTTACCATCAGAGATAGACTGAGCTACTTCTGCATCAATTAACTCCCACATCTCTTTTTCATTTATTCCTTGATTAGCAGGTAGTGCTCTAACTTTATCTTCTATTGTCTTAGGGGTATCGTTGACTGACTGTTCGATTGTTTCCATCACATCTCCTTATACCCAGTTATTTTAATTATATCATAACAAAAAGAAAAACCCCTTTCGGGGTTAATCTTGGTTTTTAGCACTTACCTGTGCCACCACATTTGGTGCATTTCTTCTTTACTGCCATAAGGCCTCCTTTTTAATTAGGACTTAACGACGTAACCGAAGTTAGAGCGTAGAACACCGTGTCCGTAAAGTACGTCAACAGTTACTAACCAACCTAGGTATTCCTGCTTGTATTGAGCCTGAGTACGAGGTTCTTGCTGCATAGCGATAGCCCATGCTTCTTTGTGGAAGAATAGGTGATTGTATTCGCTAGTGGCAGTTGTTAGTGAAACTAGGTTCTGTGATACATAAACTGTTGCACCATAGATTGTTCCTAATTTTCCACCCTTGATAGCTTCGCCAGTTCCAAGTGCGTCATAACGAACGAACTTGTCGATAGCCAATAGTTCTGCTTCACCTTTAGGATGAACGACTAGAGAACGGTCTGTGCGAGGAGCTTTGTTTTCGCTAAGGTAGCGGTTTACTGCAAGGATGTTAGCGTCAGCAATAGCTGTGCCATAAACACCTGTAGTCTGAGAAGCTGTCTTCCATGTAGTTGTCATGTTAGTAGCTAGGTCTGAGTCAATTTTCTCAGAAATAGCGTAAGCTGCAGCTTCGGTGTAATCGCTACGAGTGTTGTAGTTAGACTGAATCTTAACTAGGTCTTCAACGATGAATGAGCTTTCGTAGTGCTTGTTCAATGTGATAGTAGTTTTAGTTTCAGTGTTGTAGTTCAAAGTAACCAAGACTGATTGAGCCTTTAGGTTAGCTGTGATAGCAGAGACGTTTGGTATTTCCAAAGTCTGTCCACTTGATTGTACGTCTGCATCGTAGTGCTTAATGAGTGGTAAAAGAACAAGGTTGCTCTTTACGAACATTAAGACTTCTTTGCTCCAAATGTTTGGGCGGAAAACGCTAGCAGCGGTTGCACCGATGTTAGCACTTGCTCCACCATATGCGGTTGTAGTAGCCATTATTTATTTCTCTTTTCTAGTTTTTAATCTAATATTTGTCCTGACATCGCTGCACTAATTCTAACGTGGTTTTTTTCAAACCAGGCTTGGTCGTGTGAATCAACCATATCGTATACATTTTGAGGTGTAATAGTATTTGATTGAAATACGCCCGTATTAGATGCACCAGTCGCAGGAGGGACTTGTTGTTGTTTCTGTGCAAGATTTGTGAGTGCTTCTCGACTAGCTTCATTCCTAATTTTTGCAGTAAAGTTAGGGTCTCGGTAAAGATGAGCTGCAACATCTTCCATATCTTGAAGATAAGGTCGTTCTGCAGAAATCTTAGTAAGTTCCGTCTTATACTGTTTCATTTCAGGGTTAGCATCAAACCAATCTCTTACATAAGACTTCAGTTCACTTACGTTTTGTCGTTCTATGAGCGTGTTATACGCTGCATCTTCAGACTCTGGTAATAGTTCTGGAGGATTTATGATTTGTTTAGTTTGTTGTGCTTCGTGGAAACGACGGTCATTTTCAAGTTGCATCTTGGCGAGTTTAACCTCGTTTGGATTAGTTGGGTCTATTTTTAGACCTTTCTTTTCTGCCCATTCTACTACTTCTGTGTCCGTTTCTTCTGCTTGTGTTGCTTCTGGGGTTTCCTCAGTTGCAACGGCTGTTTCCGCAACGCTGTCGGTTGATGTGACAGGCTGTAATGACGGTGTGCCATTATCATCTATAACAATAGCTTGGTCGTCTTTATGACTGTCAGCTACCGCCTCTGTTGTTTGTGCTGGTTGTGTCTCTACGACGCCATCAGCAGGGGTTGTGGTATCCATCTCGAACTCCTAATTGTTAAGTCTTGCCCAGAGTTAGGGGAGTAAACTGGGCAATTTTTTTAATTGGTTTTACTCCCCTCATCTGCAGGTACGACTGATAAGAACTGTAAATGTTCTATTACCAACTTAACACCACCTGCTTGATTAAGCAAGGCATAAGCAAGGTCTTGTGATTTAGCATTTGCCGCATCATCAAATAATTGACCCTTCCTAATGTTTAGTTGGTTTATCAGTTCTACACCCAAAGGTGAGGATAGTAAACTATTAAATTGGTG